TTTGAAGCCCGGCCGCACCACCGGGTGCGATTGCCTTCCTCATTGATTTATAACGAGTTTTTCTAGCTTGCCGGTTGTTCTGACACGTGAGTGTCGAAGAAGTGTCGAAATTCCTTAGCAGGACCGAAAGCCAGCACGTCTTGCAGATGATCAGGCGAAAGGTGAGCGTACCGCATAGTCATAGCCAATGACGAATGCCCCAGGATCTTTTGCAAGGTCAGGATGTTGCCACCGTTAGCGATGAAGTGTGACGCGAAGGTGTGGCGTAGGACATGAGACTTCTGTCCTGCTGGCAGATTGAGCCCAGCACGCGCAACAGCTTCATCAAATCGATCACGGCAATTGCTGAACGCGCCATGTTCGCGAAGATGAGTCCGGATTCGGTCCGCCAGCCTCGGATCGATGGGCACCACACGTCGCCGCTTCGACTTGGTGTTCACGAACTGGAGCGATCCATCGGCGACCCTACTCAACGTGAGTCCCTGAGCCTCACCCCATCGGCAGCCCGTAACGAGGCAAATCATCGCGATCAGCTCGACGTGTGGGTGCCTCATGTTCCGCAGTACGGCAAAGAGCTGATCGATCTGAACGGTATCGAGGTAGGACAGTTCTCGCTCTTGCACTCGAATCGCACGGAGTAGAGCAAGCGGGTTCTGGTAGTCGATTTCACCGAGACGGCGTAGCTCGTTGAACATGGCCCGCAGGTAGGACAGTTCGTTATTCAGAGTCTTCGGACTGATCCCTGATGCAATACGTCTGGCCCGATATTCCGCGAAGTCAGTAGCTGTCAGCGTGATAGCGATAGGGTTCTTCAACCGTTCAACCATCCGATCCATGATGACTCGGCGTCCCGCATAGTCTGAGAGCGACCCACCGTGCAGACGACCCCAGCAATCCACCAGTTCAGATAGGCGACGACGGTCCGTCGGTTTGGGTGACCATGTTGGGCTTTCGATTAGCTTTGATCGGCAAGTCGCTTCGAACCGCTGGGCTTCGCCCTTGGTCTTGAAGGTTTTGCGGAAGCGCTTCCCCTTGATCGGCTCTACATCGACCCGCCAGCGTCCGTCAGGCAGTGCGAGGATTGCCATCAGACAGCACGCCCCCAGCGCACGTGTCGTTCCTGTAACAGGTTCTTGATGTGTTTATAGAGGTCACGCTCGCTCATATCCTTGGCGGCGTAGTGGTCGCGAATGACAGGCCAGCATTCCCACTGGCGCAATCGGTCAAATGCTTGCTTAGCGCCCACCCGCTCCCTTGCTAGCAGGCTTACGAAGTTTCCCAGGAACAGTTCCACGTTCTTACCCGAGAAGCCCCGCGAGGTCTTGTAGTAGCGCTTGTATTCCGTATCATCGACCAGAGAATCAACCGCCACATCGACCCGCACGTCATCACGCATCAGCGTCCAGATCGGCTCGTACTGCCCTGGGCGGTGCAGCAACTTGAACTGGCACAGCCCGTAGCGCCACAGGCCGTCCAAGTGGGCGGAGAATGCCGCAAACGAATCCGTTTCGATGGCCTCACCGGTCTTGGCACTGATCGACCCGCTGGCGAACTGCTGGATGACCGAATGGTGATAGCGCAGCTCGACCCGCCAGACGTCCGCCTCGGGATCGTAGTTATCAGGATCGGCCAAATCGAACGAATCCCGACGACGCCAGACGCTTTCCCAGAAATCGAGCTTGTCCGTCGCGCGGGCCTGTTCGGTTTTGTTGTAGATACAGAGCTGAACACCACCAGCCGAACCGAACATGGACGTTTCACCACGACCATAGACGCTGGACTTGGTCGCCCAGTTGATCTCGTTGATACCAGAGATATCCCGGTGCGTCCGAGCGCGACAGTGCAGGCGTGCCACCAGATCCACAGGAGGCTTCCAGCCTTGGAGATCCAACGCCAGATGAACAGCGCACTGGTTGCGTGCGCGGTGTGTCATCACGGCTGCGGCGTAGTAGTCCATCCGCTCCTGCAGACGCTCAGGCGACAGCGCGTCGATGGCGTGCGGTGACACTTCGATTTTCAGATGCGGGCCGATGTTCTCGAGTTTCGCGTTGAAATTCTTGATGAGCAGGATGAAGCCGAGGTCGGCGTTTTGCAGCTTGTACTGGTAGCCAGAATCCCGACCTACACGCCCCGAGTGCCAGAACTCACCAGCGAACTCGACTATGGCGCCCGGTTTCTCGAACAGCGCCATGACTTCGGGACGGATCAGCCCGCGATACAACTGGCGAACCGTATCGACACCGCAGCGGAGCAACCGAACCTTGGACAAATCAGTAATCGCGGCTGTACCCGGATCAACAAATAACCGTCCGTATTTCGTCGGGTTCCCATTGATGTGGTCTAGCCTCGCTTGGTCTTTAACGCTCATTTCTCGAATCCCCAACAATGTCCAATAACGGACGGTTTCAACTGGTTTTATCTGACGTGTTACAGGGACGTCAGCGAGCGCTTTTTGCGGCGCGCTCGTGCCTCGCAGCGCCTGCAAAAAGCGACAGCGACGCCCCTGCTCACCACAGGAACCGTCCCTTGTTGTACTGAACGCGGGTGATAGTTTCCGGGGGCTCCAACGGGCCCTCGCTCTCTGTTGTGGCTCGCCCTGGTTCGCTACGGTTACCGCCTTGGGCGGTTTGCCTGCCTTGCTTCCAGGGATCAAACGCACCTTGCTTGACCAGCACCTCACAGGCCTTTTCGGGCGTTTCCAGTGGCGTGCCCTGCTGGGTAAAGCAGCGACACCCGGTCCGCTCCGAGCTGATACAGGCGGCGATCCGGGGAAAGTCGTTCGGGCGGGTCAGGTGGTCATAGATCGGGGCTGACCAGGGCATGCCCTCGATGCGGGACTTGAGCTTGTCAGGCTCCCAAGAGGCTTCGCTGTTGAGCGCTGGCTTTTGCGTGAGCCCATCGAACGGCGTTCCGGTCGCCGTGGCCTGCTTGCCATCGACCAGCACCACATCGTTCGCCGCGACCGGATCTGGCTCGGGCTTCGGCCCCATATCGAGTAGCCGCATCATGGCGAGCCCACTGCCGCCGAGCAGACACACCAGCGCGACGACCGCGACGGCGATCAGCTTCCAGGGTGGTGCCGCTTTGTGGGTATCGAGAACCGTCGAGGTATAGAGCTTGAACACTTCGGGGTTCGGTTTGACGAAGCGTGATTGGCTGCTTTTGCGGGCGGTCTTGTTGGTCGGATCGTTCTGCACCGTGTCCCACTGGTGGCGAACCATCTTCATGTTCCAGGGACGGTGATAGTGCACGTGCGGCTTGGCCAGCTTGCGCACGAACGGGTCGAGGAACATCGGATCTTGCGTGGTGGCGATGAAGTCTTTGCCACTGTGCCGGTGGCGGGCGAGTTCGCGGATCCACTCGGGGACTTCCTTGCCGGAACGCTGGCCGAGATAATCCTGCACCTCGTCGATGAAGATCACCGACCCTTCGGGAAGGTCCCGCCAGCCCTTGATATCCGGAATCTCAGTCACGCCGTGCTTGGCGGCCTCGAAACCCTTGATCGGCGTGCAGAACTTGTCCCGCCCTTTGTATTCCTTGGCGGTCAGGAACTCCCACAGCTCGTTGGAGGTTTTGCCATCGCCGGGTTTGCCAGTTACTAGTTTGAACATGGCGGCTTACCCCTTCTTGCTGGCTTTGGCAGAGGCGGCGGCTTTCGCGGCCTGGATACCGATCAACAGGACGTATGCCGAGAAGATGATGGCAATCGCGTCGTACACCCCGAGGAAGGCAAGGAATTCACGAACGTTGGTTGGGAAGCTCGCCATCTGCCCCAGCAGCTTGGCTTCCAGGGCGTTGATGATGGGTTTCACGGCAATGGTGGAAACGGCAAACACACCCACAGCCGCGGCGATGCGCGGAAGCAGCGCGCCTATTGCTGATCCGATAGCTGAAACAAGGACTGGCCACATAGTTGGGTCCCCTAGATAGCTCGTGAAACGATGCGAGCTGCACCGAGATAGGCCATCGCAATGACGGCATACCGGAGCAGCGCGAGATAAGGACAGGCTTTGGAGATAGGCAGCACGAAGCGCTTGCCCATGACGGTGAATTCTTCGTCGGGCAGACAACTGCCTTGGCGGGATCCGCTGCCTACGCCCTGGTTGAAGTCGCTCATAAGGCCAGCAACGTCCGTGCTGAACTCCTGCTGAATGACTTCCTGATCGGCAATTGCCTTGGCCTTCTGGTCGGCAAGCTTCTTTAAGTCAGCCTCAGTCGGGCCAGCCAGCATGGCGCAGCGGTTGCTCCAGGACTGATTCAGAATCGAGCACTGGAAAACATCGCCATCGCAGGTCGGGGCGATCTTGCAGTCGTTGGAGTGGTCGGCAGAGTTGCCGTTCTCGTCTGTGCCGCCGCCGTTTGTGGGTGGCTCTGTTCCATTACCGCCAGAGCCGTCGCCATCACCGCCACCGGATCCGCCATCGCCGTCACCATCGGAACCACCATCACTTCCGCCGTCATTGCCGCCACCGCCACCCCCGCCGCCACCACCGGAACCATCATCACCACCGCCCGGATTTGTCGGGTCGGTAGGGTTCGTGGGGTCAGTGGGATCGGTAGGATTCGGAAAACAGGTGTTCCCAGAAAGACCCCAACCAGGCGGGCATATCGGCGGCGGGGGATCGTCGGGATCTGGGGGAGGGTTCAGCGGGCTACCGGATTGCGCGAGCTGGTAATTCTCGGCCGAGCAGCTTTCGCCCGTGCCTTTGATGATGTAGTTGCAATAGCCCTGAGTAGGATCGGCCGCAGAGAAATAGCAACCGCTTGAGCGTGTCTCGCCCTGAACGCCAGAGTAAGAGCAGGAGTTGTAGCAGACGCCAGTCGGTGGCTGCGAAACCACGAACTTGGATCCGTCACCAGCTGTGGTTACCGGAGAATCAGCGCCACGGGCCGGAAACAGGTCGCCCTCTTTACAGTCGTTATCTGGCGGATCAACGCACTGGCCGTCGACCATCGCTTTGGGTGGAGGGCATTCAGCGTTGCAGAAATAACCCGTGTTACCGAATGGACAATTGAGCGTAATACGTTTCACAGTCCATACCGTCTGATAACCCTTGGCAGCAGCACAATAGGCAGTAATCGGTGTAGGGTTCTCGGTGACAATGAAGTTGCCAAAGGATTTGCAAGCAGCTAGGTCCGTTGGGTGCCTTGTGTCGTTGTTGCCACCCCAATAAGTAACAGTGCTAGCGGAAGCGTGGAAAGCAACTAACAAAGAAAGACCACATAACAACCGCAGCCAGGATAAATTGATTTTCATTGTGACTAAGCCCACTCCTTAAGCCCCAAGAAAAAGGGCCCGGAATTCCGAGCCCTAGATTTATTGCAGGTGCCGTGTTAAAGCGCGCTACGCACGTACTTGAACACGCGAACGACGATGACGATGGACAGCGCCGCAGTACACACGGCGGTGATAGTCACGACAGCAGCGCCAAGGGTGCTGGTTACGTCGGTAACGTCGATATCGATCGGTGCAGCACTTGCGACACTTGCCGCAAGGGCCATACCGGCAGCGACACCGGCTTTCACTGGAGCCGAGCGGGAGAAACGTTGCAGCGATTGGGTGAGCATCTGTTTCATGGGTGTTTCCTCATTTAGTTTTCGATGGCTTTTTTGATCTGGTAGAACACGAAGAACAGAGCCCAATAGAACAAGCCCCAGTAAATCCCCTGTCCGACCAGTTCCGAGGCTTTAACCGGCTCCGCCGCTGGCGTTACCTGCAAGGTCTCAGAACACGTCACCCGGTTGGCCTCGGTCTCCAGTTGCGCTATGCCTGGGCAATAGAAGTTCGTGGCCATACGGGCTTACTCGGCTTGTTGCGGGTCGTTGACGACCTCGCTGGCGGCCAAGCAATCGGGGCAAGTGGCGTGCGCCGGCGCTAGGTTGAGGTCGGGCAGCAGGTCTGCCTTGGGCGCAGGCAGGCCGAGAAGCTGGCCCATGCAGCAGCCGCAGTAGTCGCAGTACACCCGGTCACCATTGAGCACGGCGCAGCCCTCCCGCTTAGTTGGCTTTAGCCGGATCGGCCGGTTTGTTCGGGGTCGGCTGCACGGCAGCACGGTTCGGCTCGGCGCCGTTGCGTGGCTTCACGGCTTCCAGTTGCAGGGCTAGGTTCTTGCCCTTGTTCTGGCCACCACGGGCAATCTCGAAGTGGATGCGCACCAGTTGCAGCGGCTCGAACTGGGCACCGGCTGCGAAGATTTCATCGGCTACTTCGTCTGCTGCTGCCATGCCGATGATGGAAAGGCCGTGTTCGGTCTTGCCGTCTGGTTCGTCGCCGTAGAAGACCTTGATGTACTTCTGGCCAGCTTCTCCGTCGAAGCGTTGAGTGCCGAGAAATGCAACTTCCATAGTCGAACGTGCCATCTGTGTTTCCTCTCTTTAGTTGCGCTTAATTGCGCTGCTTTGCTTTCTGCAGGCCGAGCGATCCCGAGCAGACGAACTTCTAAAATTCGCCACTGCTGGTTTGTTACTGGGCCTACTGGTTAAAACTTCGCGTTGCGGTTGCCTGTTAGTTGGTTAACACCAAGGGCTTTGCCCTTGTCATCCCACTCTTGCCGCCGAGGGCTCGGGAGCGCGGGGCGGAGAAGCTGCCCCACACTCACGAGCGGAGGCTGTTTCGGTTCGTGCCGGGTCAAGGGTGCGCTCTGCCCGTGCTTCCGTTCGCCGGATCGGTGAAGCGTGATCCGACGAGCCGGGAGCGCGGCCCTGGACCTGTTCGGCCTCGGTGTCGGTTGTCTGGTCGCTAACGGCACATTGGTGAGCCACCTTGCTCAGCGCCTGGTAGAACTGGTCATCAGCCGCTTTCAGCACATCGACGATTTGAAACGTGACCAGCGCTGAGCCGATTGCAAAGCCGATGATGGCTGGAGGCGCCCAATGCCAGAGCAGCGCAACGAGATAACGACCGAGGCGGAAAGAGACAGTCATGCGCTTACGCCTCCAGCTCGAACGGTTCGTGAATTGGCACGTAGGGCGTGGGTTTGCCCGTGTCGAGCACAACGCTCCAATACTTCGGCGGTCGGTCGGGTGGCGTGTGTTTCTCGCAGGTAGAGGCCGGTATCACTGCCCATTCCGAGGCGAGGACTGTCCAGACACCAGCGAACTTGCCCATCCTTGTTGTGCGAATCGGCTGCACAGACGCGGGGCGGCATTGGGCGCAGGGTGTGGACCGGGAGCGAGCGGGTTTCGCCACTTCGCGTCGGGACCAGCAAACAGAGCAGTCGCAGTCCTCGGGGTGCGGCAGGCGCAGGTAGTTCGACAGACTCATACGTCATCCCCTGTGCTGGCTTTCCGTAGACGGCGCGGATCATGTGTCCCACTCCTTTTCCATAAGCTGCTTGGTCAAGAGCACCACGTTGACCATCACGTATTTGCCGACCTTGTGAGACGGGATGTAGCCGTTGCGAATCCAGCCCCACACCACGTCATGCTCGTCTGCCATGCGTATCCAGTCCGCAAACTGACGCCACGGCATCACTGGCGGCGCATTGTGTAGGTCTATCGGCGGTAGGTTTCCTTCCATGTCCTTGGCCTTTGTTGCACTATGTTGGTCTTTAGTAGCAGCGCTAATATCTGCGTAACATTTACCCTTGCGTAAAAGTTACACCATCTTTGATCATGCGTAAATGTTACGCATTATGAATTTTGCCTATATGGATTCTGTGCGAGATAGAGCGCTTCGATTAATACGTGTGGTCGGTCCGAAGCGGCTGAGCGAGAAGGGCGGCAAGAATTACGACCGCTGGCGCAATATCAGCAGTGAAAAAATTCGTATTGGGACGGAGGAGATCGGCATCCTTGCAGACTCCTTTCCCGAATACGCGCTCTGGCTCGTTAGTGGCCGGATCGAACCGGAGCATGGCCACCGAAGCCCCGAATACGACGAAGCCAACCGAAACTTGATCAGTCAGAGCGCGGGATAGCGATCACCACGGAAGTGACTAGGCGCTGGTATGCCCGAAAGACAGGAGAGGGAAGGGAATGAAAGCTAACAGGGACGATATGCCGGATTATCTTCGCACCAGAAAGAAAGGGGGATCGTGGCGCTTTTTTGCATTGCTCGGACTGGGCTCCGCGATTTTCTGGATGCTAGCGTTGATGTTTGGCAAAGAGATCATCATCGACATCAACCAGATCAAAAGCGGGATCAGATTCGCGGACAGGCCGGTATTCGGAACTGAGCCGGAAAACCCGCAGGTGCCGGCGCCCATAGAAAGACAGGTCAGCATTGACGGTAAACCGATTGCACGGGCTGAAGTGCTTTCCGCGAAGGAGCAACCAGCCATCCGGCAAACATCCTTCAACGATCAAAACTATCAGCCGACCGGCGCGATCAACACTATGCCGGCCCCGAAGCCGACGCTGTATGCGTCCAACACACAAGCGCAGCGAGTGCAGCATAAGCCAGTACTACAGACTGACTATTGGATGTGGGCGGGAGCGGACAAAAAGACGAATCGACTTAAGATTCAATGGCAAACGGTGAACGGCTGGATTGAATATCACACCGTATGCCAGAACGAACGACGCGGATCACTCGAATATCGAGATTGCCGGAAGGCTGCCAAACAATACTTCGTGCACCGCTGCCGAACCGAGAAACGTAAAGCATTCTGCGCTGCTGAGAATAACTACAATCCGCTATAACTTATCCATCACGCCGTCAATCTTTACGAGTGAGATAGAGTCGGCAATTTATAAAGCTCATAGTGAAGACCGACTTCTTGCAGCACTGAAGAAAATTCGATATTGCTCTTTAAGTAGTTGGTCGATTGATAGTTGAGAAACTGAGCGCTCATCATGATCAAGCGTAAAAGTGCAAAATCAGTAAAGTTAATAAGAGTTAGGTAGTGGGTTTTCCTATCTTCCGCAGTGAAGCCATTGGCATCGCTAAGTTTCTCGTTGATCATTTTGACCATGTTGTAAAACATTCTTGTTAGCGCAAAAATCTGATCTGTTCCGTCAGATTTTTCTAATAGTTTTTCTATGTCCTCATGTGGTTTTCCACTATTAACAAGTTGTTCGACTTTTCGTTCTAGTACAAGAAACGCTTCTACGCCAATTTTATTGCGGCTGTGGGCTAGTCCAGACAGTTTGAAAGAATCGAGCGTCTCTTTCTGAGAGCGAATCATATTAAAAAGCTGAGCTTCGAAAGAGCGCAGTTTTTCGGTTTTCCTTGTGTCCTCTCTTTCATCTCTCAGGGCAATGTTTGCGTCGTTTTGGAGCGCTAGAGATTTAATGAGTAGAACAAGTGACAAGAAGGTTAGGAAAGGACTAAGGAGCCCGCCGGCATAGTCGCCAAGCCATGCCCAAGCCTCAGGGCTATCTGAGACAGGGCGGCCTGCAAGATAGGAGAAGTTAAACGCGTATGCGACAAATACAAGTATTATAGCGACCGTGGCCGCTATTATATATCTACTCATCAAAGAAGCCTTTGACTATGTATTTGATGATTCTACCGTCTTGAAGTCGTACCGGCATAGCTTTAATGTCGAGATATTGCCAATTGTCGCGGTCGGTCCCGTTATTGTAGTGAAGATTACTAGAAAATTTCTTCTTTGTGGCAAGTCGCACATTTCGGTAAATTCCGCTGAAACCAAAGGCGACTGTTTCGTCTTCACCTTTCAGCTGCAATCGGCCATTTCCGGTATTGGTGTTTAATCGTCTTATACTAGCTACCAGCTCAAGAGTTTCATCGCTAGGTTTCGCTTGTAACGCAAGCGCAGTGCTTTTGTTAAATTTTGCTAGCGTAATGCGATTGTCAAAGCTTTTTCTATATCTGAACTCAACTTCATGATCGAATTTTGTTGATACTTCATGTATATCCTCCATGGAGGATATTCTGAGCTGCCGTACGAGTTTTTCACTTGTTGCGCCGAGTTCGTCAAATATCCTTTGTGCTTTATCGGAAAGATCATCGTTGTCAAGGTAGAGCGCTTCCTTCATGAAATATGTCATGAGCTCCGCAAATACCATGTTCCCGATTTTTCGATGATTTCTTTTTAATTCGTCATCTAGAATGTCTAGGCGAAATGTTTGCCCGTAAGAACCTTTAAAACTCTTTTTTAAAGTGGTTCTGACATCGCTTTTCGCCGTCTTTCTCTGTGGAACTTCGCCTGTTAATAGGGCTTCGGCAATAGTTCTGGTGGTGTCAGATACCCCTTGTAAGGTATCTAAGCCGGATTTCATATCTACTTCGTATTCCGGCGTTCCGATAACAACATCAAAGATCATGTAGATAACGCTCCATGTACTCAGCTGACAATCGCCATATCAGGCGCAGCTCCTGAAGGTGGCAGTTAGACATCACTGGGGAAGAGTACCCATTGTGGTGACAAGCTGCACACCAGACCATTGATCTATGTCGAAAAAGTGTCGAAAGCACTGGCCGTCATTTGCCAATACTCGCTGAAATGGATCGGTGCAAAGTAGCTTACAGACCAGTATTTGCCGACATATGCCATTGAAAGACAAGGCAAAAACAGGATTTGAAGCCCGGCCGCACCACCGGGTGCGATTGCCTTCC